GTCTGGAATGTCATCTTCTTGATACGGTTTTTGGTCTTAGCCATTTTAAGTTCCTTTCGCTGTTGATGTTTGGATATAGAGGTGTTAGAAATGGACTTCTCCTTATGTTATGACCTAAAAGCCAATGTCGTCCCACGTTTCCGTGACTGTGCCTTTAGACCTTTTTGATTTTGGTTCATAGTTTTCTTCTGGTGCTTCAAGAGGTTCCAAGAAATTGTCTTTACATAAATTCATCGACATTGTGTGTTGGTTCTCAGCAGGATTAAAATCATGACGTATTGCCTTGATCAAGAATCTTCCCTTGTATAGCCTATCAAAGACTTCATTTTGTGTAGTAGTATATGTTCCAGAAAATGGTATGTTACATTCAACGATATCACCCGCAGCAATAACAGTTGTACCCAAAACATCAATGTTGACCTGTAACGCAGTGTTCATCATTTGCATGTGAGCATTCCGTATCTGCATTGATTTTTGTGGATTGTGTGGAGTAAATGGGGTTTGAAAAAAATTATCTTGAACACTATTATCAAAATTCTTACCCGTAGTAGGCTGCAAGTATTGTTTTGCTGGATAATCAGCGATATCATCACCCTCTGGGTTGATCGGCAACACATTTGCTAACGGGAAAATAGGTTTGCTCCCAAAACTGTCAACGTGCCTTTCGTTGAAAAAGTTATCAATATAGTTATATGTATAATTCTCATAACTTTTAGAAAAGATGTCATGGACAATCATGTTTGATGCATAAACACCAGCACTGTGATTATAAATTGTATCGGGAGAACTGGATATCGTGTACTCTTCTAGATTCTGTATATTTTTCATAATATCAATAGAACCCTTACCATCAGTTTTTTGTCCAGCTGGATACTGTGAATAATTTAACACTGGTGTGCTTGAATAAAGGTGACCAAGTGTCCTAAAATTAAATCCACGGAGATTTTCATAAAACAAATAAGTTGGGTCGCTGTGTTTTTTTGACAGGGCTCTACTCTCAGCAATAGTGATCACACTGAAGGGATCAATGTTTGGTGCAATTATTTTTTTTGACTCCGCGCTTGGTTCTTTGTAAAATGTTTTATGACTGTCCAAGTCTTTTCTTAACATTCTTTCAACAATGTCTGAATAACTACCCGTGAGGGTTCGATTTACTACAGACCGTTGGTTCATTGCAAATTCTCTAGAGCAGAATGACAATATAGAAACTTGTGAGCCACCGCTAGTAGGTTCTCTCAAGTCCAAAGAGGTAACCATAAATGCATTTTCTGAGTAATCAATGATGCGGTCTGGTTCTCCTACTGTCGGAGTTTTGATTTTGAGTTTAAGATACTCTTGACCAATAATGGGGCCAGTTGATGCTAGACTCATTGCATCCTGTATTACAATTTGTCCCGTCAATGTGTATTGAAAGATATCTTCAAAAAGTGTGAGATTTATAATGGAGGCCTTTAACCCTACAACCCTACCTGTAGAAAGAATAAGGTCCGCTTGAACGAGTTCAAACTCACCACCACGGGCAACCCCTTTAGATAATTCCGCCAATTATTTAATTCCTTATCAAATTTTGAAAATCTTCTATGAACTGCTCTAGATATGCTGGTTCTAACATTCGTATTCTCCTGAGCGTGTCCTGTTTTTCTTCTTCATATTCTCTGTTTGTGATCAGCGTTGCATTAGAAATCGTATCACCATTTTCATCTAGATTGCTAGTACCGATATTGATTTTGACACTGGTATCACCTGATACCTGATTGATCTCGTAGTGATGCACTCCATCCACATTGTCATATCTCTCAGCAAGGTGTGCAAGAAACTGTCGAGTGTTCATAGGCCACTGGTGATACCTGTCCGTGATGTTATTGACCAACAGAACGACCCAATGATACGTTGCATCACCATAATACTTGTGTGCAATCGACTCTGGTGTTTCACCGTTGGCAATATCATAGGTGTCAAACAAGGATGCTTGAGTGTTTGCTTTAGAATGAATTGCAACACGTTTAAGTAAATGTGTGACTAACTTGAAGTCACCACTACCAACAGAATCATATACTAAGAGAGGAAACTGTGAAAAATACATATTAGAACCCCTGCTCTATTCTAGACCTGTCCATTGTCTCAATTTCTTTGAATGCCAGAGACAAAACAACCTTACTTGGTGGCGCGCCACTAGGTCCGCCCTTGATGTCGAGTGGTTCATGTGTGATGAAATTATCACCACCATAAGTAACATCAGCACTCTCTAAATAACATCTTCCTATTTTATTAAGAAAGGTATTATCTTTGTTGATGTGCATGTATGCGATTTGAAACTGGTCGGGAAAGCTTAACTCTCTCACTGAACCATTTAGCCTAAATGATGGAGTCATTGCTCGTTTGAACTCTCTAACTATGTTATATATTTGTTTTGTTTCATCTTCATTTTTAGGTATCATGGTAAACTGAAACTCAAAACTTCTTTTACCGATACCTTGAAACATAACTTCCATTCTGGGCGCAATGATTGTACCACGTTCTATTGCAATTAAATCTTTTGCGCCAGGAAGAATTGTATTTAACAGCCCTATACCCTTCTGTGTCGCAGCTGTTCCTAAATTATTTGCTTGTGATCCAAGCGCGGCACCGACACCCGCACCTGCTTGTATTTGTTTTATTACACCCCTTATGGCTTCTGACATAACACCAATTTCTTCTTCGTTGAATTCCATACTATACTTTGCATTAACACTCGCAGGCATGTACAACGCGATTGTTCTTTTACTCTTTGTAAAGTTTTGACCGGCAATCTGGAGTGATCTGTTTGCAGGAGTATTCTTCATCTTGTCACCGGCGACCTTCAATTTGTCAGCGTCGGCCGTGTTTTGTGCTTTAGCTGTCGCAACTTCATCTACAACTTGCCTACCACCGAATTCGCCGTCCGAGACAAATTTCATAATAGGTTTAACAGGTTTGAATTTAGCTGGAACCATAGAGTAAGTAGTAAAAAGCATATAATTTGAAAATCTAGGATTATCCCCAACGTCCTTTGGATATGACAAAATTGACTCTATATCGTCATCAGGCCCCACACCATGCGCGTTGTTACTTGGGGGAGGCGGATTTTGTTGACGGATTCGCCCACTAGAGGAAGCACTAACTGGTTGAAATTTTGAACGTAATGCCATGTCTAAATATCCTTATACACTGATGGAACTATTTATAACGAATGTCATACAAAGGTCGATACACACCAAGGAAACCCGAAAAATATAAGGGCGATCCACGAAACATAGTTTATCGTTCTCTCTGGGAACGTAAGTTTATGGTATACTGTGACAACAGCGCATCCATAATTGAGTGGGGTAGTGAAGAGATCATTATACCATATTTATCACCCAAGGATGGTCGTATGCACAGATATTTCCCAGATTTCTACATCAAGGTCAAACAGGCTGATGGTGGAATCAAGAAGATGATCATAGAGGTGAAACCCAAGGTACAGTGCAAACCACCAAAAGAACCCAAGAGACGCACCAGACGATGGATGAATGAGGTTATAACCTATGGTGTAAACGATGCAAAGTGGCGATATGCTACAGAATGGTGTGCAGATAATGGTATGGAGTTTAAGATATTAACGGAAGATCATCTGGGTATTTCGTATAAATAATAACATGGCTGATATGCTCATTACACAAATTAGAAAAAATGCTTTGGAATACCTAGCAGATGAGGCTTGGAAAGCGAACCTGTTGCGTGGAAGAGATGACACAAGAATATCTGTGCAAACACCATCGCCAGCGTGGTACAGGGATCAAATTGCAAAATTTGCTACTCCTTCACCAGAAGATTTAACTATGTCAGGAGACTTGCACGTTAAAAATCAAGGTCCATTTTACGGTGAAATGAATATGTTTATATATGATGCAAAATACAAAAAGACCCTTCCTTACTATGACAGGTTTCCGTTGGTGATTCCAATTCTTGATCGAAGCTTTAATTATAATCCCAAAACAGAATTTATAGGGATTAATTTTCATTATTTACCCATACCACTTAGATTAAAATTGGTAAATGATTTGGTAAATATATATGCGAAGGGAACAGAAATTGATCTCATGGGTCGAGAAAGTTTCACTGAAAATACAAAAATTGTGATTACTAATTTTGCACGTTTGTTGAGTAAAGTTAAAGCAACAAAACCCTGTGTAAAACATTATCTTAATTCTAATATACGAAGCAAGATTAGACGAATTAAAGCATCAGAATTTGTTATTGCTTCACTTTTACCTGTTGAAAGTTTTGTTCAACAAAATTCTGAAATATCCCCCACAGCTGTGTGGAATGATTCATTAAAAACGATGAGGGCACAATAATGGCATCCGTAACAGAAACTTTTGACGAAGTAAATGCATTTGCAACTATGCAACAAGGCCTTGCTGAACTTAGAGCAGGGGGTACTGCACTTGCAAGTCACTATGAGGTTATGGTGTTTCCACCTAGCATACATCCAGCAACACAGGGCGAGATGCGAAGTATTTCTATGCGTTGTGAATCTGTTGCAATGCCTGGAATGAACCTTGCTAGTTCACCAGACGTAAATATGTACGCGGTGCAACAAGAGGTTGTTGATGGAGTGACCTTTTCTGGTAGCACTAACATGGTGTTTACAGCAAGCCAAAACTTCAGTGAGAGAAAGTTTTTTGAACAATGGCAGGGTCTTGCTTGGAACAGAAGGTCTTGGAACATTGGTTATTATGACGACTATGTGGGTTCTGCTGAAATATATTTGTTAGACAGATCACACAAAAAAGTATTTGGTGTCAAACTGTTTGATGTTTTTCCAAAGGAGATTAACGGAACTGATCTAAGTTACGCACCAGCGTCAGGAGCAGGACTTAAACTAACTGTTCAAATGCAATACAAATATTGGGACGCATTGTCAATCGAAAGACAAATTGGCACCAATGTAAGTTCTGCTCAGGAAGTGGCTCGCAATACGACTGTGGGTCAACCGGGCAGTTTAACAACGGCTGGATTTGAAGGATTCTAAAACACACATAACATGATAAAGGATGAATAAATTATGGCACTACCTAAACTAACTACACCAGAGTATACCCTAACAGTACCATCAACACAGGAGGAGATTAAGTTTCGAGCGTTCTTGGTCAAAGAACAAAAAGTTCTAATGATTGCTCAAGAGTCAAACGACGAAAACATGGTTGCAAACGCTTTAAGTTCCCTAGTTTCTACTTGCACTTATGGCAAAGTTGATGCAGATAAAAACCCTATGTTTGATATTGAGTATATCTTTCTTCAGATTAGAGCAAAGTCTGTTGGTGCTGAAGTAACCTTAAATGTATATTGTCCAGACGATAATGAAACGACAACTGAAATTAAAGTGGACCTTGAAAGTATTCAAGTACAAACAAATGTTGAACATTCTGATACAATCAAGCTAACGGATGACATTAAAGTTGTTTTGAACCCACCTCGACTTTCTGATGTTGCAGGGCTTGATTTGATGGACTCTGAGTTTGAAAAAATGACACAATTGGTTAAACGGTGTATCTCATCAGTTGAGACTAACGATGAAACTATAAATCGCATTGATATGACTTCAGAAGAAATTGACGAATTCATCAACTCCTTCAGTGGAAAACAACTAGAGGATGTGGTAAATTTCTTTGAAACTATGCCGAAGGTTCGTCATATTGTTGAGGTTACCAACCCTGTCACGAAAGTAAAGGGTGAAATACTATTGGAGGGAATTGAAAGTTTTTTAGAATAGCCCTTTCCAATGATACAGTGCAAAACTATTATAAGGTTAATTTTGACTTAGTAACACACCATAAATATAGTTTAACTGAACTAGAAAATATGATGCCATGGGAAAGGGATGTTTACATAGGACTTTTATCTAATCACATAAAAGAAGAAAACGAAAGAATAAAACAACAACAAATGAGAGGATAGTCAAATGGGCGAAGAAGAAATTAAAGCATCAGGTCATCATCCAGCAGATACGAATGGTGACGGTAAAGTTGACCCAGAAGAACATGATATGTGGCTTGAGTTCAAACGTAAGGAACTTGAGGATGCAGATGCAATGCGTGATGCACAGCGCACTATGGCATGGTACTCCCTTGGCGGTATGTTAATGTATCCCATTATCGTAGTCCTTGCAACAGTTTTCAACATGGATCAGGCAGCTAAGATTCTTGGTGACATGGCGGGTGTGTATTTCATCGCAGTTGCCGGTATCGTTGCAGCATTCTTTGGCGCGCAGGCAATCAGCAAACCTAAGAAGTAAGGAATAAGTCATGGCCACTTTAGAGGAAACAAATAAAAATTTAGGTGCTCTGGTTCTTGTTACAGAAAAACTCGTAGAATCGCGTGAGGAAGAAAAGAAAGACGCATCTTTTTTTGATGTATCCTCTCCTAGTGGTCAACCTGGCGGCATGGTGGACTCTGAGGGTAATAAATTAGTCCTATCAAAATCAGGAAATTTAATGCAGGCTGGTGCTGATGGTAAAGCAACAGTCATGTCTCCTGTTGGTGAAACTCGTAAAATACCGAACATTCCGAGCATGGCACTTCCTAGAATGGGAGATGCGGGTAGAGCGGGTCAGGCTGAGGATGATGCAGAAGGAACTACTGAACCTGATGAGGAGAAGAGAAATTCTCTGCTATCAAAGATGACAGGATTTCTTGCCGATCAGGCAAAAGAAAAAGGCAAGGTAGCAAAACTGGGGCTGAAGGGATTTTTTGGTACTCTTTTGTTTGGTGGATTTCTTATCGCACTTGGTAAGTTTCTGCAAAGTGACACTTTCAAGAAAGCAACTGAGTTTATTGATAAAACTCTTATTCCAAAACTAAAAGAGTTTTATGATGCCTTCTTTGGACCAGAAGGTGGATTATTTAAGGGGATAACGACACTATTTGGTGATGAGTCCGGTATTGGTGCGATTGTCGCTGGAATAGCTGGTGTTACAGCATTATTCGCTGTTGGGAAGATAGCGGCGTTATTCTCTCCATTAACGATGGGTATAGGTCTTCTATTTAAGGGAATTAAAGGCCTTGGGAAAATGATTCCAAAAGTTCCTGGCGCCCCACCGCCCCCACCGCCCAAACCTGGCGCTCCACAAGCTGGTGGTGGAATGACAGATGCCCAACGGCGCTCTGGAGGCGGCCGCCCCAGACCGCGGCCGAAAGGTCGATTTGGTAAATTGCTTAATATTGGTAAATTTCTTGCGGATAAAGCTAAGAAATTGCTTAAATCGCCCGGTGCTAAA